TATCGATACCGTCCAATCTAAGTGTCCTTAATTATCCGACGATATCTCATATTCTCGCGTCTTTGACACCGGAAATCAAATATTTAACAGCTAGTGTAGCGACCGCCTCTTTCCGCTGCGCCCATACCACGCTTCTTGCCTCGAAATATCTTGCCCTCTTCCGTATTCGGAGTGGCTTCTTCGGTCAGCGTGGCGTAAGGAATGCTGCCCTGACCTTTAATCTCAGCCTTGTTTACAGGCTTGGGCGGCTCTTTTATGGGCGCGCCCATGATTTTTACTCTACCGTTCATTGATCACCTCTTTTGGACTGTTGCTTCAGCAACTCTCTTTGCATACCGGCCTCTATACGAGACGCGGTTTGATTTTCTTGGCTTTGCAGGCGCTGTTGGAACTGAGCTTCTCGTTGAGCAAGTTTTTCTCTTTCAAACTGTAGCTCTTGCTGTTCCATCGCCATGTCGTTCTGTTCTTGCTGCGATTTAAGCTGCAATTCCTGCTGCTTCAACTGAATCAACGGATCGGGGCCTTGAGGCTGACCGGCTTGCTGAATTTGTTTACCTAGTTCCACAAGCTGCTGCGTGCCTTGCGCTACAAACTGAGCCACCATCATCTGGTACGGCTGATTTGTCGCAGGATCTGTCAATGCCACATTTGGGTTTTGCTGCATAAACGCTTGCTCTGCCTGCTCTTCGGCCTGTAGCTGAATGTGGTTCAACAAGTGTTTTTGTATCGATAGCTGCACATTGGGCATCTGTGAGGCCATACCACCCGTGACAAACAACAAATGCGATTGCATATGTGCCGCGTGATCTTGACCCTTAAAAGCCTGTAAACCCGTGTTTTCAAGCGTGTCGATGTTTTCTTGAGCCGGATCTTTCGGCGCAATCTCATCCGGCGTATCTGCGCGCAAGATCATGTCTGAGTTTTTAACTCCCAGCGCGTCATACACTCGGCGGTACACTTCTGGGATGTTGTGTATCTCCGGAGCCTGCATCGCCATCTGTAGCTCAGTCTGAGCCAAAGCAATCCGCTGGCTCTGAGAAAAGATGTTCGGGTCAGATACGGGAAGTACGTCTACGCGGTCGTCAAAATCGGTGGCTTTGACCGTAGACTCCGCCCCCGGCACCTCATACGGATAAACCGGAGGTAAGCTCTCTTTCATTACACGAGCCAAGATCTTGAACTCGATCTTCATCGCGTAGTGTAACCGCTTGTGAACAGCACTCATCACACGAGTGCCCTGCTCAATCATAGCTATCGTAGTGCCGACAGCCGCGTTTGGATTAGCATCACCTACCTTCATGTCGGTGATAGTGGCGAAACGCTGCGCTGCGTCCACTACAAAGCCCAGTAGCTGGAAAAGCGTGCCATCTGGACCCTTGAACGGCAGAGGCATCAAACTGTCTCTAATCTGCCCTCCGGGCGCGTCAACGTCCCTAAATTCACCCGGCTGTAAGGGTGAATCATCGTCCCTGATCCGCAGGCCGCGAGCCTTGAAGCCCGCAGGAAGGTTAGAAAGCGTACCTGCATCAATCAATTGACGCAGTGCAGCAGTCGCGGTTCGCGATAAACCACCGATTGTGTGAATCAAACCAAGGCCGTAAAAGCCAAATCCGGGCAAAAACTTGTAATGGACAAAGTACTGAATCTTCGTAGTTAACGGGTCTTCTTCCTCGTAATTACGTCGAACAGACAATATTTTGCTGTTTTCTTCGCTGATAGTGACGATATAGGGCACTTTTATGCCGGTTTCTTCGCCATCTTCGTCCTTGTTCTCATAGCCGGGCAGGTCTAAATCCGCGTGAAACTCCAGCAAAGTGCAGTCGTAATCGATATTTGAGGCGCTAACACCGTCAATGTGGTCGATTTCATCCGAAATACTGCTGCTGCCTGCTTGTGAAGGCAGGACAGGAATGTCGCGGTAGAATCCTGCGATCTGTTGCTTACGCAGATCGTTTAACGACGTGCGCACAACGTGTGTAATACACGGGCAGGTTGCCAGATCAGACGTTTCGTAGGGCACAACCAAGTGCTCTGCGGGCACAAACTTACTAACAGGGCGACCTAACGTGTCGTCAAAGTAAACTTTCTTAAACGTACTGCCCGCCAAAGGCAGATTAAACAGCATTTGGTCGAATTCAGGGGTGTACTCTTCCATCACGTTGGTGATGTAGTAATTCATGAAGTTCTTTACACGACTAGCCTGCTCAGACTTAGCGTGCGTCGTTGATCCAAGAACCGTGGTTCGTATAGGACCGCCCGCAGGCAAAAGCTCATTGAACGCCTGAGCTTGGAACTGAACAGCCGCCTCGGCAAGCAAAGGGTGTGTGACCCCTGTAGCGCCCCTAAAAGGCTCTGTGCGCTCTTCGTAGTTGAACCCTAAGAGTTCTAGGCCATTAGAATAAGCCTCTTCCCAATCGTGTCTAGACGCCTTGTTGGCGTCGTATTGCTCCATAAGATCGTTGGATATTTCCGCCAGTTCAGACTCCGACATGAATTCCGCTAGGTTGTCGAAAAAACCGTCTTCACGATCTTTGTTTCGCAACGGATCAAAGTCAAAGGTCACACCCCCGTCTTCGTCCTGAGTTACTTCTACACCTTCAACGCTCATCACGCCGTTGGTTTCAAGGCCATTAGGAAGAGCTTCTATCTCTACCGCAAGCATGTCTTCTTCAGAAAGGTTCATGCCCTCTCTGTCCATCAACGAAACCGGAGGTCTATCGCCATTTGCCATAATATTTTCCTAAAATGCTCCGATATTGCCGGGGTTTACATTGATGTCACCAATAAGGTCCCCTAGTGGTCCCAACCCTAGCTTTCGTCGATCTTCGTTTATTAGCCTAAGCTGCTCAACAGTGTAGCCGTATTGCGCAGCTACGGCTTCTTCGCCCTGACGACTTAAATACACATTAATGTCGTTGTTTTGTGCGGCTCGTTGCGCTGCGTAATAATCTTCGACCGGGCCGTATTTCTGTTCCCAAGCAAGTTTTTTGACCATATATCTAGTGGTTGCGCCAATGCCCCCACTTCCACGAACAGGGGGAGGCTCTGGATAGAACGCCGTGCCGCCGGGGGTCGTAGTGCCGGGAACCGTAGTGCCGGGAGTTGTCCCAGTGTCTGCTCCGCCGTTATCTCCCATAACCGCCTCGGTGTCCGGTGCTTGATAATCTTCTACCGGACCATACATGCGTTCCCAGTTAGATAGAGCTTCTGCATAATTAGCTCGACCAAAGCTTCCGGTAGAGTACTGATCCGATCTTGGCGGTTCGGGGGGTTGCTCAGACGGAGTGCCGGGGCGACCGTAACGAACGCTCATAAAAGGCATTGAACCCGGCATAACCTGCGGCTTGTAGATAGGCATCTGGTATTCGCCCTCAACCGCGTCAGCAAACGGATCGCCCGTGGCCTGAATGTTCATGTCACGAGTCGTTGCATACCCTTCCGTCTGCGGTGTGATTTGATCCGAAATGTCAAAATCAACGACCGCATCAGATAACATCCCCGGCGCTGGTGCAGCCGGGACGGCGTATGGATCGGGTTGCACATAAAATTCACCGCCCGGCTCATCCCTATCGTCAATCCCGTTCCCATTGGCGTCTATCATCCGCATGTCACGGAGCAGTGGTCGATCAGGATCGTCGGGAGTTTCTCCCACAGAAAGCGGGGTGGTAAACATAGGTTGCGTGGGCACCGTCACTGCCGTTTGCGCCGGTGGTGTGTATACCGAAGGCGGTAAAGCCGTCTCCGGGGGCAACGTAGGGGCTGTGCTGAACATAGGTTGCGGAAACTGAACCGGGTCAACGACAGGAGGAGATACAGTAGTTCCGGGCTGCGGAGCCGCAGGAAAGCCCTCAAGCTCCGGATCACCACCTTGGTTCATCTGCACAGGCATTGTTCCACGTGGAACATTTCCGGCACCCGCCAAGGGTCCCGAGGCGTTGTATTTGTTCAAAAGGTTGGTTAGACCTTGGGTTACTCGCGGGGACCTCTGCATAACGCCACCTCCCATGGCAAATCCGGGAGTGCCCGGAGGTATTTGTTTTTCAAGATCTTTGGCTTTTTCGACCGCTTCCCTAAATTCTTTCTCTTTCAACTTGCGCGTTCGAGGCTTCATCGACTCCGTCACAAGCTCTTTGTTCAGCTTGGAAGCTTTCCCGCGTACCGCGTTTAATCTAGCAATCAACGTCGCTACCGGAATGATCGGATTAACCATAGTATGCACCCGCCCTTATATTCATAGACCCTTCGTCGTCTTCCCAATCATCACTAGGCAACTGAACAAAGTTACCCTGACGATAGCGCATCAGCGCCTGTGTGGTGCTGTCCACCAAGTCATCGTGAGTCCCGTTAGGAAAAGCAGCGCATTCTTCCACCACTTCTTGCGCCCAAGACTCATCTGGTGCCCAAATCATACCAGCTTCAAATAGCGGAGATATACTGTGTACCCTAGAAAGCTTGTCATTTCCACGGCTAGGAGTGAAATTTACCACCGGAATGCCCAATTGACGCAATTCCTGAGTCAGAGGGGTCCCTGACGCCTTCGCTTCCACAATAACCGTCTCTGGTTCCCAATATTTGTACTGATCTAACGCAACTTCCTTCAATTCTGGGAAATCCCAGCGCCCTTTCTTCGCATCCAGCAGTATTAAGTGAGCAGGACCACCAATTTCCTCGGGATAAAACACGCCCCACGTCGTAATCGCACTGTAGTCCGCCGTTTCTCGCTTACTAAACGCCGTATCGTAGCTCTGAATCACGTAATGAAGGTTCGGAATGTGGTCTTTTTCCCAAACATTCCACCATTCACGCTTCAAAATAGCCAAAGTCTCAGATGTCGGGTTCTGCTGGTACTGCGCATTCCACTGATACGACGGAATCGACGCCTTAACCGACTCC